TTGATTGTTACTCTATACCGACGGCCATGTATGACCTCGAGCACGCGCTCGCGACGAGCTCATGCTTACTTTAAGTAATCGTCTTGTTGTTCATTGTTGTGTGCTATTTGGTTTCTTGAGTCTGTGTTTTTTTTTTAATGATACGGCAACGACCGAGATCTACACTATCCTCTTCGTCGGCAGGGTCAGGTGAGTATAAGAGACAGCGTTCTCCCAGTCGAGCACGTGTGACTCGCCGCACTCGTGGCAGGTGATCGGCAGCACCCGCTGGGTGCTCAGCGCAATCTGCTCCTCGACCCGGCTGATACCCTCCACCGAGGGCGTTCCACCCAGGATCAACTTGCCAGACCGCTGGCGCTTGAGGCGTTCCTTCACCAGGCGGATGGCATCCCCCTGCGCCTTGACGTTCTCGCTGGTGTCGTCCGGCTCCTCGATCATGACCAGCGGCGATGGCGTCGACTTCACGTCCGAGATCGCATTCGAGCTGACCAGCTTCAGGAATCCGCCGGGGAACTTCTTCCGGGTCACGCTGTTGCCGCTCTTGCGGCTGGTGCTCACATCGATCAGCCGCGACAACACCGGCGTCGCCAGCACCGACGGCGCCAGCTTCTCGGTGCTGAAATCCCGTGCCGCGCCGTCCTTCGGGAACAACACGATCATGCCGGACGGCCGGGTGTGCATCTGCTTGCCCAGGTAACCCACCAGACTCATCGTCCAGCCGATCTGGGCCGCCTTCATCATCACCACGGTGCGCACCGACTCGTCGTCCAGCGCATGGAAGATGCCCCACAAATAGGGCACGTAATCCGGGTTGTAGGGGCCTGGCAGATCGGCGGCCTCCGCGGGTAGCCGGAAATACTCGGCCAGCCAGTCACGCGTGGAGATATCAGGCGGCGGCTCCCACTTCGCCCCCGCCCTCACCAGCATCGCCAGCAAGGTTTCTCGGGTAGCTTGCAATAACGCCGAAGGCAGCTCGCAGATGTTCATCGTACAGCGCCCTTTCGACCTCTACCCCATGCCGGCTCTCGATGGCGGCAATGATCTTCTCCACCGCATGCTGCACCTCGCCACGGGCCGTCGTGGCCCAGGACTCGAGCAACGGCTCGATCTCCTCCACCGGCACCAGCTGCTTCAACTCCCGGTGATACTGCAGCTCCTGCATGCGCGCCTTCGCCTCGGACTCGCGCGTCCGCGCCCGCATCAGCGCCTTCGAATCGACATCCCCACGACCGGCCGCCTCCTCGCGCAACCGGCCGCAATACGCCCGCAACCACTCACCCGCGGGCGCCCCCTCGCGCAACAGCCCATCGGCCATGCGCTGCGAAATCGACTGCTTCGACACCCCGACCAGGCGCGCAAAGGCCGTCTGGGAAATGGGCGCCTCCAGATCCACAACCTCAGACACGCTTCCTCCAGTCAGAGGCCTCGCCTCCACCCAGGACCAGTCAACCCCCCTCTGCGCCCCCACCTCTGCGAAAAACCCGCGGTCACCGCACCCGTATGCCGGGGGCCGGGGGAAGGACCCGCCGCCGGTCGGCCATGGTGGCGGCACGAAAAAACCCGCGCCGACCGGACCGGTGCGGGTTTTTCAGGTGGCACGAATGCCAAGATAGCTGAAAAGTAGGCGATTCTGTCCGGACAGTCAAGCCGCCGGCGCAGAACGGCCGTAGCGCACCCCCCACAGCGACCCCGCCATGGCCTCGCCGACGGTCATCAGCTCGCTCACCCGGGCGCGGGACACCCGCATCGCCTCGGCGATCTCGCGGATCGACTCGCCCAGGTAGTAGTATCGATGCAGCACGCGGTACGCATCGAGGCTGGACGACTTGACCTGAGCCAACACGCGATCCATCGCCACGGCCGTCGCGTTCTCTGCCACCGTGACCGTCTCCCGGTCCAGACGCTCGCTATAGGTCGTCACCACGTACCCCACCGCAGGTCCTGGCAGTGACCGCAACCACTGCCCCCACACCTCCAGCGCCTGCCTCACTTCATCTCGCCAGGCTTCAACCTGCATGCGCCACCTCCCGCTGTTGCTTTCTGTCGTGTTCATCGCAGGCTGCACGCGCCTCTTCCGCCGTGGCGTAGCAACCGATCAGTTCGTGCCGCTGCGGCACCCGCTCACCGATGGCGTAGTGCGCCTTGGCCTCCACCTCACGGGCCGGCGCGAAGGCCAGGTACTGACAATCACCTTGCGGGGTGCGCGAGAAGGCGACGGTGTAGCCATCTGCGCTCTGTGCATGCCAGCAGTCCACCCTGGCCCAATGCCGGCCCATTTCTCAGCCTGCCTCCTGGTCGCCATTCACCACGCCAGAATACGGTTCCGGCCGAACGTACACGTGCGATTTCGTGATTCGCCCTGATCCACGGGGATCACGAACGGGCCTGCGGGTTTTGCGCCACCCCAATCGCCGCATGATGGGTGCCAGGCGGTTCTGGTGCGCCCGGGTGACGCGTGCCAGCTCCAGCCCGATCGCGCCGGTGAGCACGTCGGCATAGGTCACGAACTCACGGTTTTGCGCATCCAGCCACTCCCGTATCGGCTCTTCCCACGGGTCAGGTTCGTCAACGGTCGGTTGTTCCTGGAAGTCCTGCTCGACATCGAGCTCTCCCAGCACATCGACGCCCGTATGGCGATAGGTGGCCAGATTGACCTGCCGTACTGCCTTCATACGTCCCAGCCCCATGCCCTTGGCTGCCCGCAGCAAGCCGTTGAAGGTGCGCGTGGCCGCCACCACCTGATCGGCCGCGTGCGTGGCCGAGCGCGGCATCGGCGGCGGCGAGGGCTTGCGCGCCAGCTGCTCGCGCAGTTCATAGAACGCCTTCACCAGCGCCACCTTGAAGCGCACCACCGTCTCGCTGTTGCGCATGAAGGTGATCAGCAACGTGGCCTGCGGCTCGTTGAGCCAGGCGATCTCCCGCTGCTGCACGCCGCCCGGGGTGTCGAAGGGTCGCGTTTCAAACGCGACCCCTCCGAACTCCGTCAGGCTGTCGAGGTGCTTGCGGATCAGCTCCAGCACGTTCTTGTGTTGCAGTTCCACCCCCTCGGCCAGGGTCAGCGAGGTGGTCATGGGTTGGTCGTTGTGCAGTACGGCAAGCTCAGGCATCGCAGGTCTCCTTCAGTTCGCTCAGGGTGCAGTCCAGGGTGTTGCGCCAGTCCTCGGCCAGGTAGGTGCCAATGGCCGCCAGCTCCCGGGCATGACTGTCCGGCGCGGCCAGCTTTTCGATCACCTGAAACAGGCACGACAGCTCGCGCAGGCGCCACTGGGTACATTCCAGCGTGTCCTGGTGATCGCGCAGGGCGCAGGTAAGGGATTGATCCATAGCGGAATCCTCGTACTGGTTGTGAGAATCCGCCGCTTGATCGCTGCCAAACGAAAAGGCGGCGGACGCCACGGGTTGGCAGACCGGGTACGAGGAACCGGCGCGTCCGAAGACGCCCCATGACGCCCGCCATTGACTGGGCACTGTGAAGACGCTCCGGGTGAGCGCCGTGGTGCGCTCGTACGTCGGGCTGCCAAACCCGGTCACCCCTGGCGAGGTGACGGGGAAAGCGTAGACCCGGAGCGCGTGTGAGGTCAAGCAGAGGGTGGAAATGCCTTCTCTTGCAACGGACCGATGGGGACCAACCCCCATGGAATACGTCGGTACTCTGCAAGGCCTTGTTTTTTCTTTGAAAGACCCCTTTCCTAACGTGACTGGAAAGAATATCGCACGCGCGCGGGCGCGCGCCTGCCTGCGTGTTATGGCCGAAAACGGTCGGTCCGTTGGTCCTTTGCCGGAATTGTGCTTTTTCGTCAAAACGTTACCGAGTACCGACGCTTGTTTTTCGCGTCGGTCCCCGGTTGGTCCCGTTGGTCCTTTTCGGACCAATTCACCAGTCGGCCGCTGCACTCTTGCCTCGCTCGCCTTCCGGCCGGACATAGACATGGGACTTGGTCATGCGCCCGGAGCCGCGAGGATCGGCGATCATCCGCCTCGCTTTGGTCCACCCCAGGTGCTTCATGATGGGCGCCAGACGGTTCTGGTGAACCCGCTGGATGTGCCCGACATCAATGTCGAGGGCGCCACAGAGGATGTCGGCATAGGTGAAGTAGTCGGCGGTCTGCCCCGCCAGCCATTCGCGTATGGGGTCCTCCCAGGCGTCGCGCACCATCCGAACCTCCTGTTCATCCTCGAACAGCCGGCGCTCTTCTTCGGTGGCGACCCACCAGGGTTCCCCCGCCTCGAACCGAGCCAAGGCTTCCGCCCACAGCTGATCTCTGTGCGCCTTGAGCCACTCCAGGTCCACCTTCTGGCAGCGCACCGGCCAGTAACGCCGATTGCCGCTGTAATCCTTCAGGTACTCATCCTGATTGGTGGTGCCCAGGGCGACTGTCTGCCGCGGGAATGTTTGCGGACTGACCCCGTAGGGCGGCCGGAAGCGGTCATGCTGGCGCGACAGGAAGGCCTTGGCCTCGGTCGACTCGGCCTTGTTCAGGGCGTCGAGCTCGGCCAACTCGTAGCCCCACACACCCTGCAGAAGCTGGTAGGCATCCTTGTCGCCCAGGCGCAGTGGTGCGTCGCTGAACCAGTCGCCGAACAGCACCGACAGGGCGGTACTCTTGCCCTTGCCCTGGTCGCCCTCGAGGATGAGCATGTTGTCCATCTTGCAGCCTGGGCGCATCACCCGGGCCACCGCACCGATGAGAAACTTGGTCCCCACCGCCGCCAGGTAATCGTCCGAACCCTGCGCGCCGAACACCCGATGCAGCCACAGCCCAAGGCGCGCCTCGCCATCGTGCTGGAGCGATCGCAAGTAGTCGCGCACCGGGTGGAATCGGTTCTTCTGCGCCACGGCGATCAGCGCGTCGGCCAGCTCATTACGCGGTGGCGGGCTCATGCCGTACTGGCGATGCAGCCAGATGCGCAGCCGCGCGAAATCGTTGTCTTCCAGCTCGCCCGTGCCGTCTGGGCCAGTATCGATCGGTGGCTTGCCGGTGAACTTGATGCGGTACGAGAACTGGCAGTAGCCCAACACACCGGCCCAGCGCGGATCCTGCGTCAGGATCATTTCCAGGTTGCCGGCGTGCGGGTAGATCTTGCCCTTGTCGGACATATCCAGCTGCCAGTACCAGTCATGATCTGCCGGCACGAACTCGGTCTGATCGGCATAGGCTTCTACTGGCGGCCCATCCGGCACGGGGGACGGCTCCCCCTTGCTCACGCTCCGCGCGCCGGCAGATTCGACCGCCGCCAACAGCTGGCTGCGCACCTGGCCGATCCCGCGCAGTTGCATCAGATCGTTGAAGTCGGTCATCCCGCTCATGCCGCCACCTCCTGAAACTGCGGGATGGCCACCACCCCGCCCACGGCCTCGGCTGCGGCACGGGCATGCTTGACCCCGGCCTTGTCGGCATCGGCCGCCAGCACCAGGCGAGATGCCGGGAAACGCTCTCGCAGCGCCTGCGACACCGGCAACAGATTGCCCGCATCGAAAGCCACCGCCACCGGCCAGCGCGTGGCCAGATGCACCGATACCGCCGTGGCATAGCCTTCGGCCACCGCCACGACAGGCGCCGGCTCCGAGCTATCGCCCAGCAGGTAAAACAGCCCGCGCTTGCGCCCGAACTTGGGAAACAACTTGGTGCCCTTGGCATTGATGAACTGCAACGACCACAGCTTGCCCTCGGCATCGCGCAGGGGGACTACCAGGGTGCCGCGCTTGAGGTACATGAACGAGATCGTCTCGCGGTCTATCTCGCCCCGCTTGGCCCGGTCGAAAAACGCTCGCACCGCATCCCGGTCGGTGATCAGCTCGATGGTTTCTCCGGCGATGTCGGTCACCCACACCACCCCGCGCATCGCGAACCGCACCCCGAAGGCCCCGACCCGCTTGCGCGCCAGGTAGCCAGAAACACCCGACTCCTGCAGTTCCGTCTCCCACAGTCGCGCAGCCGCTTCAGCCACCCGCAGGCGCCAGGCCTGCGCGGCCTGCTCATCGACCATCGCCTGCTCCTCCAGCGCCTTGCGCCTCGCCTCGCGCGCAGCTTGGCGTGCGGCCAACTCCTCCTTCGAGACCGTCGCCTCGCGTTGCCAGCCGCCCTCCCGAGCCATTGCCAGCAAGGTGCCGATGGTCACCCCACCGGTCGCACGCAAGCCGCGCCAGGTCGTCTTGAGGTTCGCCTTGTCGTAGGTCGTACCATTGGCGCTCCACGCGTCGAACAGGTCCAGACCGGCATCGCCAAACTCCGACTTCAGCGCCATGCCAACCCGCACCCAGTCTTCCCTGGGCAGATCAGGATCAATGAACGCCAGGGCCTGCTCTGCCTCATCCAGCGACAACGGGATCTTCACCGGCTCACCTCCCGCAACGTGTTCTCCAGCACCGTGAGTGCGTGGCGCTCCTCGGCAATCTCGCGCAGGATCTCCACCCGCTCGCGGTCACTGATCTGGCCGTCGGCCATGGCGCGCTCGACCGCCCGCACCACGTCACCCTGCTCGCTCACCGCGTGCAGCAGCGCCTCGAGCACCGACCCACTGCGCTCCTCGGCGCGCGTCACGAACCGCCCGCCGTGGACGGCACACAGCAGCTCCAACGGTCCCACATCGCCGGTCGCACCGATGATGGCGCTGAACTCGCCCAGCGTCGGCTGGTGGATGTCATCGGCAGGGTTGAGCTTATTGATCAACACCTGCTGTCGCTTGCCCAGCCGATTGGCCAGGCCGGTGATCCCGCCCTTTGACCGCAGCGCGACCTGGTGCAGCGCCACGAACACTTCATCGAGATTCGCCATGATTTACCCCCTGCTCCATAACACGGCGCACCAGGCACCGATGAACGACACTCCTGTCAGCGGACAAAAAAATCCCCGCCGCAAAACGCGGCAGGGCACCCCAGGAGCTATCACTTGCGCGACGACGGCACATCACACCGCCAGTTCAACAAACGGAACGACCCGAGCACCCACCGGAGGTACCGGCTTGCGGTTGGTCAGCGCCAGGGCGCCATCGGGCAGGGGCGACTCGCCGTCCCAGTCATCGACCAGCTCCGTGCACCCGAAGTGGCGCATCAAGCGGTCGGAAGCGTTCGTCTTGCCGCAACCCTGCGGCCCGTACACAATGACGGTTCTGTTCATGGATCTATCTCCTGGAGGTACAGTGATGTACGAATTTCGCGCCATCTTCTTGCCCTACTGCCTGGATCGACAGGAGGACGGGCGCTATGCCGTTTTGAATCGCAACTACAAACCGCTGGGGTTCACCACGCGGGAATTCACCACCTACAGCGACTACCCGGTGCTGGTCACGATCAAGGGGCTGAGCCCCGAAAAGATTCGGGCCATTTCCGCCAACGGCGACGCAGACCCAGAGCGGATCTATCTCTACAACGACGGGTGCGTCCCGACCCGCAGTGCCGAACACATGCAGGCCTACCAAAACCGGCTGGCCCTGCTCGCCCCGCTGATGGTCGAGCCGGCCTGACATCACGCCGCCTCCCCGCCCGCCGCGTCTTGGTGGGTGGATTGATAGCCGGTGCCACGGAGCACGCTCCAGTCCACATCAGGGCACAGGTCCTCGCAGCGGATAACGCCATTCGTGACGCTCTCAATGTCGGGACAAAACTCAGGCGGCACCTTTTTGTCGCGATTCAGCCAGGTCCACACATGCGATTGCCTTACCCCTTTGCGTTTCTCACGCCGTCGCTTCTCGCTAATGAGCCGAGCCAGAGCACTTTGCCCACCAGCTATCTCTATTGCCCTTTTGATGTTCTTCACGGCATCCATGCCGCAAAGAATAACGCGATTGCGGTATTTGTCAACGCATTCGCGGTTTGTCTGAGGTTACCGCATGTGCGGTAATGGTGTTATGGCATTGGGGAAACGAGTACACCAGCGGCGGAAAGAACTCGGGTTGACGCAAGAGCAACTCGCTGAGGCAATTGGGAAATCCCAATCGGTGATCCAATCCCTGGAATCAAGAGACTCAAAGAAGTCAGCTCATGCAGAAGCGCTCGCCCGAGCTCTTGGGGTTACACTGGAATGGCTGACGACCGGTAAAGGCCCGATGCACGCCGATGCTGACCACGCTCTGAACGCCAAGCTAAGCGATGAAGCACGTTACTTGGAACTGGCACAGCAGATCGAACGCCTGCCGCCAGAAACCCGGGCGGTTCTGATGATCTCGCTGGGCCGCGATCCCGACGAACCCCTGCCCAAGGAACTCACGGAATCCATCCGGCGCATGCTCGACAACCTCGCCGACCTGGTAAGGCAGGAGCACAACAGAGCGGACTGATGCTGCTGCGACTGGGAACGGACGCCTACCTCACCTGCAACAGCCCCAGGGATGCGCTCCCCGGGCGAAACCCGACCACCCACCGCGCCCATGTACTGGTTGAAGACCAAGCGCGGGCCTGTGTGGTCAAGATACCGCACCCGGAACACGCCCGCTTTGCCCTCTTCCGCGAAAGCCTGGCCTTCCTCCTGGCCATGGAACTCAAGCTGCTGTCGCCGAAGGCCTGGGCCGCGGTGCTAGATGTGCCCCTTGCCCTGCTGCCGGAGCCGATCCGCGAGCGTAGCGGCTGGCTGCATCGCTACGACGAGGCCACCGCCTGGTGCCAGCCCTGGTTCCCCTGCCCCGACCTGCGCCATACCGCCGGCCCTGATCTGGTGATGCTGATGGGCCGCTCGCGCCTCGGCGCCAACATCCTCGCCTTCGACGAATGGATTGCCAATGGCGACCGACACGGGGAAAATCTGCTACGTTGTGAAGACGGGGTACTGATCCCGATTGACCACGAAGACGCCCTTGGCGGACCGAGCGCTCGCCTGTATGGCGCGCCTTGCGACAGCAACGGCGCACTGATCCGGTTTGGCAACGCCCTGGATCCGTCGCATTACCGCCAGATCGCCAACCAGGCCCTGCTGGCGTATGCGCGCTATCACGAGGCGCTGGCCACGGTGGAATCCACACTGCCGCCGTGGCTGCACGAACTGACCGATTGCCACACGCAAGTGGGCGACGCCTTTCGCTTTTTGCGAAACCGGGCCGGACAGGACTGGTTCAGAAACCGGGTGGGACTGCTGATATGAACAAAGCGCTGCGATACACCTCCCGCGCACAGACCCCAGGCCACCCCGCGCACATCGCCCGGATTCGCCTGCATCCCTTTGCCAACGATGACTTCATCACCATTGGACTGGCGGCCGAGAACATCACGGGCGAACGCTTCCTCCGGTACCTCGATGCCCGGGCGCTGGAGCGCGTGCAATGCCTGCTCGACACCCCGCTCGACATCGACTGGATGCTGCGGCAACTGGCCGCCAACAAAACCGCATGGAGCAGCCTGGACGAACTGGACCAATCCCTTTCCAGCTTTGCACTCACGCTCTCCATTCCCGAACCACACCACATGCCGATCGACCAGCAACGATTCGAACGCCTGTTCGATAGCTTGGTCTCCCTGAAGGAGAAGGCGACAGAATCACGCCCCTTCCTCCCGAAAGGCCGCGACGAGGTGCGCAGCGCCGTGTTCACGGCCATCCGGAAACGGCTCGACATCGCAGCGGAGCGCTTCATCCAGGAGGCCCCGCTCAAGCTCGCCGACGGCCAACCCCCGCTTGAAATCGACCTGCTCGACGAACGCCACGCCGGCGCCATCGTGTCGGCCTGGTACGCTACCACAGACCGCATCGAAACCAACTTCCTCCGAGGCTACATGGACGTAGAGTGCGCCTCGCGCGTCCGAACGCTCAATGGCGGCCTGTTTCTGCTGCGTCCATCTGAATATCCAGGTATCGAAGCATCGCGGATCGAAAAAATCGACGATCTGCTAGACCGCCTAGCGTGGAAAGCGGATCGGTCTGGCATGACAGTGCGCATCGAAACCGAGACAGACGCCCTGACCAACGACATTCTGGAATGGATCGGGCAACCACTCTGAACAGTAATAAACGCAGGTCAAGGAGATGACGGAAAACAGCCAGCGCAACAGCTCCGGACTCTACACCGGAATAAAACAGCGCCAGGAACTGATCGGGATGATCGAAGGGGTCCTGGCAGACGACGCCATCAATATCCACGAGGCCGCGCACTTGGCAACATGGCTGAGGCAACACCGCTATCAGATCGGCCACGCATTCGATGGGATCGCCGACGAGCTGGACGATGTGCTGGCCGACGGCAAAATCACCCCAGAAGAAGACGCACAACTCCGGAGAACACTGCAGGCCGCCCTAGAACACCACACCAAAAACAACACCGACGACCTGCCAGACGACTTCACCCGACGCCTCATTGGTTTTCTGAAGGGCGTCACGGCCGATCATGTCATCAACGACGACGAACTGGCCAGCCTGCTTCGGCTACTCCCGGACGAATACCATTGCACCCCCATCGTCGAAACCGTCCGCCACACCGTCGAACACTACGCTGGCGACCGCGCCAAACTGTGGCGTTCGCTCTGCGCCATTGCGGGGCACGACCCAAAAAGCGGGGTGGTCAGCGGCCTGGCGATGGGTGGCATATTCGACGATCCCGCCCTACCGTCCGACATCTCGTTCGAAGGCGCCACCTTCTGCCTGACAGGCACCTTCGCCTACGGCAAGCGCGCGCTCTGCGCTGAACGCATCACCAATCTTGGCGGCCAATTCCACAAGCACATCACGAAAAAGACCGACTATCTGGTCATCGGCACCCTGGAAACAAAGGCCTGGATCGGCACCAACTACGGCCGCAAGATCGAATCGGCACTCGGAGCAAAATCCAAAGGCTCCAACATTCGAATCATCAGCGAAAGCGCATGGAATGCCGCCGCGGAGCGCATGGAATCGTCAAAGAAAAAATACTCCCGAATCGACCCCGGCCAGCACTTTTCCGAATGGGCCTATCGCCCCAGGAAGGCCCACTTTCCCGCCTTTGGCATCGAGACCAGAAACCGCTATGCCCACTGGATGATTGGCCGCCCGGTGGACTATGATTTCCATGTCGGCGACCTGTTCTGGCACCGAGACAAAAACGCCGCCATCCAGATCGTTCACGACGGTGAACCATTGGAGGTGCACTCAAACCAATCCGGCACTTGGGCCCCCTACCATCTCACCGCGATGGAACTGGCACACTGGTTAAGGACGGGCATCGAGCCCACCCAACACCGCATCCCAGCAAGCCGCTGCCGGCACGAGATCGACCGCCTACGTCTGAAAGATGACGGATGAACCGACTGCCAATCGGGCACACTGCCTGCTCAGGCAATTTTCTTCTCTGATGCGCTAGCATCCGGGCGCTGCTCCTTTCCCGCCTCTTTCGCAACCTGAGCAGCGGCCTTGTTCAACAGGCGCTTCTTTTCCGACTCGGCGAACCGCTCCAGGATCTGCCGCATGAGCGGTTGATACCCGAGCCCATGCACCTTCGCCAAGGCCTTGAAATCATCGATGAGTGACACGGGTAGGCGAATGGAAATCATCTTCATTCCGGCCGCCTGGTCCACCAGCGCCTCGTCGATTTCCGATACGGCAACGAACGCCTCGTCCGCGCCAAGGCGCCGCTCTTCCCAGGCCTCCACCGTGCCTTCGATCTTCTCCGTATTCCTGCTCATGTGGACCTCCCGCTGGCCTTATTCCGATATGCCAAGGCCGTATCGTCTGTATATACGCTTTTCGGTTTCGTTTGGCTCGTATGCCGTCTTGATGTGGATGTCTTCCCCAACCGGCACGAAAACCACCTTCAGCAATCGACCATAACTGGTCTGCGCGATGAACCAGTGGGTTGGCGGATCTGTGCGGTGTTCTTCCCGCGTATCAACCAGAAACCGCCCTTCCCGCGAGGCGAAACACTGAGCGACCTCCTCTTCGGCCACACAGTGCTTTTGGAGTAGCTTCTCCCTCGTTTTCTGTGAGATCACCAGCCCCATTCGAGCCTCCTGTCCGTAGGGGGGCAACGAGTGTATATACATTATAGGCGGCAACGCAAGGGATTTCTTTGGCCGCACACTCTTCCCCTTCAGCACTTTGGCCTCAGTAATGCCAATTACCGCTTTTGCGGTTGACTTATACCGCGTTTGCGTTATTCTTCCCCCACACCCGCCACGGTGGCGGGCAGCAAGGAGGACACCATGACCACGAACGTATCCACCTTCTTCGCCGACCTCGACGCCGGGGTCTTCGAAGAAAAACTGAGCCGGGTGCTCAGCGAGGTCGCCGGGCTGCTGACCGAGCGAATCGGCGACGACGCAAAGGTACTGATCGGTTCCTTCACCCCCGGCACTTAACCCCACCCATGGCGCCGCTGCCCGCGGCGCCAGCCAAGGAGGCACGTCATGATCAAACTGCACCGAGACATCACCCTCGATGAGGTCCGCCAGATTGCCGACCTGCTCGACGCCGCGCTCATCCAGGACCTGCGCGGCAACATCACCATCACCCCGCGCCGGGCGATCCCGGCCCAGGGCAACGGCAATGTCGTGAAGCTGCCGCGCCGCAAGCGGCAGTTCATGCACTGCAATCTGCCGACAGGCCCGGAGGTGGCGTGATGAAAGCAGAA